GGTGCCGGGCTGGGCGCGCTGCTCTTGGGCCGCCCGCGCTCGAACTCGCACACGATCATCGGCTTTCGGCCCGCTTTTGTCGGCTGATCTCTGAGACTTGCCATTTGAGGGGGTGCACGACAGTGCGCCCCTATTTATTGGAACAGCCATGCACAACCTGAAAATTGCCCAAAAACTGGAAGAGATGGAGCTGTACGGCCGTGCTGCTTTGCGGCACTTTCCGAAAGCTGAAAAGCATGTTTCCAGTGCTGAGATCCGCCAGATAATGACGGAGCTCACGCGACTGACCGCCAAGGCATCCAGGCAACACCACAAGAAAGCGGTACTCGGGGCACTCTCGGTGGAGCTGGATGTCATGCGCTACCGGGTCCGGATGGCCATGAAAGAAGGCCACCTGCCCATGAAGAAGTACGAAGTGTGGAGCCGGCACCTGGACGAAGTCGGGCGAATGGTTGGCGGCTGGCTGAAAAGTGTAAAGGGTTAGCCACACTGCGCCTTCCGTATCGTGGCGGCAACTGGAACAACGGCTCCAATGCCGGGCTGGGCGCGCTGAACTTGAACAACCCGCGCTCGAACTCGAACACGAACATCGGCTTTCGGCCCGCTCTTGAGGTAAGCCAGAAGCTGCAAGGCCAAGGCTTTGCAGACAGCGCACCTTCAAAAGGGTGGCTAATCCCCGGCCAAGCGCCGAAACATGAACAGGCGCCGGTAGTGTAGTAGCCCAGGCAAGGCTCTTCCGGCGCCATCTTGCCAAGGACCCCGCATGAAGACCTACGACAACCTGTACCCGAACATCTACGATTTCGAGAGCCTGTATAACGGCTATCTGAAGGCACGCAAGGGCAAGCGGCATCACGCCGAAGTGCTAAAGTTTGAAAGCAATCTGGAAGGCGAGCTGATCCAGCTGCAAAACGAACTGATCTGGGGCCAGTATCACACCGGGCAGTACCGGGAATTCTACGTGTATGAGCCCAAGACCCGGCTGGTGGCCGCACTGCCCTTCCGTGACCGCGTGCTGCAGCACAGCCTGGTAGCCGCGATCGAACCCATCTGGGAAAATCGTTTCATTCACCACAGCTACGCCTGCCGGCCCGGGCGCGGCATGCACTCCGGCGCGCTGCAGGCCCAGAAGTGGCTCCGCCAGGTAGAGCGCAACCACGGCCGCGCCTACGTGCTCAAGGCGGACGTGCGCAAATACTTTCCCAGCATCAACCACGACATCCTCCTGGCGATGCTGGCCAGGCGCATCAAATGCCAGCGAACCATGGCACTGCTGAGCGCCATCATCCATTCCTGGGGCCCTGGCCTGCCGATCGGCAACCTCACCAGCCAGCTGGCCGCCAACGTTTATCTGCACGAGCTGGATCAGGAAGTAAAGCAGGGTCTGCGCGAACGCTTTTACATGCGTTACATGGACGACTGGATCATCGTGCACCACGACAAGCAGCACCTGCACCAGCTCCGCCGGCACCTGGAGCAATGGCTGAAAGACAACCTGGCCCTGGAGCTCAATGACAAAACCCAGGTGTTCCCCGTGGGCACCCGTAATGGCCGCGCGCTGGATTTTCTGGGTTACCGTATGTGGACAACGCACCGCAGGCTGCGCACCGGCAGTGTTCGAAGGATGAAATCACGGCTGAAGATCATGCAGCGTGAATACGCGAAAGGGAAAATAGGCCCGGAAGAAATACGCAACCGGATCAACTCCTGGGTGGGTCACGCCAAGTTCGCAGACACCTATAGGATCCGGTCGATGCTGCTAAGCCGGGCACGCTTTATCCGGCCCGGAAGTTGTGCGAACAGCCCTGACAACAAGGAGCAGTGGAAGCACTCTGCTTAACGGTCATCATGGCACCTATACCCCGGCAAAACCAGACCAGGAGGCGCTATGCCAGACCAATACCACCACGGGGTTCGAGTGCTCGAAATCAACGAGGGCACCCGGACCATCCGTACCGTTGCAACAGCCATCATCGGCCTTGTGGCTACCGCTCCGGAAGCGTCCTCTGGCGTAAAAGCCGAGGCCGCAATCCGGACCATTGCCGAGAACGGCGACATTGTCTACACCGCTGCCGAAGCCGGCACGGACGGAAACCAGATCCGGGTGCGCTACATTGACCCTGGCACGGCATCCGCTGTCCTTGGCGTCACTGTATCGGGCACCGATATAACCGTCAGCCTGGCAACCGACGCTGAGGCGGTCATCACCAGCACAGCTCAGGATGTTGTGACTGCCGTCAATGAAAGCACAGAAGCCTCTGCACTGGTATCCGCGGCGTTGGACGACGGCAGCACCGGTGTCGGCCTGGCCAACATCGTGGACTACACCAAGCTCAGCGGTGGCGAAAACGAAGCCTTCCCGCTGAATACCCCGATTCTGGTTACCAATGTCCTGGACGCGATTGGCGATGCGGGCACGACCGGCACCCTGCCGGCGGCACTGGACGCCATTGCCGACCAGGCCAGCGCCCTGGTGGTGGTGGTGCGGGTAGAGGAAGGCACAGAAGCCAACGAAACCGAAGCCAACGTGATCGGCACTGTCACCCCGGAAGGCAAGAAGACTGGCCTGAAAGCGCTGCTGGCCGCCGAACAGAACCTGGGCGTAAAACCCCGCATCATCGGCGTGCCCGGCCTCGACACTGAGAACGTCACCGCTGAAACCATCAGCATTGCCCAGAAGCTGCGGGCCTTCGTGTACGCCAGCTGCTACGGCTGCGCCACTATCGAAGACGCCATCATGTACCGCAATGGCTTCGGTGCCCGCGAGCTAATGCTTGTCTGGCCCGACTTCGTCGCCTTCAACGTGAACACCGCAACCTCTGGCACCGCTCACGCTGTCGCCCGAGCCATGGGCTTGCGCGCCAAGATCGATCAGCAGGTGGGCTGGCACAAAACCCTGTCTAACGTTGCTGTGAACGGCGTAACCGGCATCAATAAAGACGTGCACTGGGATCTGCAAGACCCCAACACCGACGCCGGGCTGCTCAACGCCAACGAAGTCACCACCCTGATCCAGCGTGACGGCTTCCGGTTCTGGGGTTCCCGCACCTGCAGCGCAGACCCCTTGTTCCAGTTCGAGAACTACACCCGCACCGCCCAGATCCTGGCCGACACCATCGCCGAGGCGCACATGTACGCAGTGGACAAACCCATGCACCCGTCGCTGGCAAAAGACATCATCGAAGGCATCAACGCCAAGTTCCGCGAACTCAAAGCGCTGGGCCTGCTGATCGATGCGCGCGCCCGGTTCGATGCAGAAGCCAACACCAAGGACACCCTGAAGGCTGGCAAGCTCTACATCGACTACGACTACACCCCAGTGCCCCCGCTGGAAAACCTCCTGCTGCGTCAGCGCATCACCGACCGCTACCTGGTCGACTTCGCTGCCCGCGTGAACTCCTAAGGAGCATTGAACTATGGCACTTCCCAAGAAGCTCAAGCACTTCAACCTGTTCGGCAACGGTGACAACTGGCAGGGCCAGATTTCCTCCCTTACCCTGCCGCCCATGGTGCGCCAGATGGAAGAGTATCGCGGCGGCGGCATGAACGCCCCGGTTGATATCGACATGGGCATGGAAAAGATGGAGTTCAGCTGGACGCCTGCCGGGCTGATTCCGGAGCTGTTCGACAACTTCGGTACCAACCGCCTGGACAGCGACATGCTCCGCTTTGCCGGCAGCTACCAGCGCGACGACACCGGCGAAACCGTACCGGTGGAAATCGTAGTCCGTGGCCGCCACCGCGAAATCAACATGGGCGATGCCGAAGCCGGCAGCGACAACACGCAGAGCATCACCACCACGCTCAGCTACTACAAGCTCACCATCGCCGGTGAAGACATTGTAGAAATCGACGTGACCAACATGGTCGAGCGCGTACGTGGCACCGATCGCCTGGAAGAGCACCGCCAGAACATCGGCCTATAAGGAGCCCTAGCTCATGAGCAAGAACGAAGCCAACAACATTACTGTTGCCCTGGACACGCCTATCCAGCGTGACGGTGAGAAAATCGAAACCATCACCCTGCGCAAGCCGATGGCCGGAGAGCTGCGAGGGCTGAGCCTGGCCGACGTGCTGAACCTGGACGTGGA